TCCCACATGTCATATCCCAAATATCTTTTTAAATACGTCTGCCGCCACACCGGGACCAAGCAACACGGCCAAGATCACTACGTACAACAGGTACTCAATCTTGGTCATGCGCTTATCCCCAGAACGCAAAGATTTTTCTATGCTGTTGTATCGCTCAGCGCAAATGGCTTCGTGCACGGCTAACCTTTTATCAACATCTGCTTCCATTTTCAATCTCTAAAGGATTAGTTGATAAGTGTGTGGTCAACCCAGTTAGGGTCATGCGGCCAGTCAGTAAATGTACGGGGATCAACAGTGATTGTGCTTGGCAAATTACGTAGTGCTGTCCTGTAGGTAGCCCATGCAGTCTTATCTGCGGTGCTGTCGGCAATTTGCGTCCAGTCACAGGCGGCAAGCAAGGTGTTACGGGTTCCACGAATCTGAGCCATTGCGCTGTCTTTGGCAGACTGAATTTCTTCTGCACTTAAGTCAGCTACAGCAACTTTGTACACCCAACCATTTTCTAGCACGGGGTCGCAAGAAATTAGTTTTTGAGTCAAGCGGTCATGGGCACGGTACAAGTTAACTTTGACAAAACCTTGGGCCGCTAACTGCTCGTCTGTGACCGAAGTGGTCATCCCAAAATAAGTGCGAAAGTCAATGATCTCGCTAATGTTTCCGTTTTCTACTTTTGCAATAAACATAACTAATCCTTATGTTGGGCTGAAATCAAAAAGTGCCGCAGTTGGTGCGGTGAAGTTTGCTGTGTATCGGGCATAACCAAAAGTAATTCGTAGGTCATCTATGTAGCCATTAAAAGATCTGCTGCCATCGTGTTTGATACCAATATACCAAGCAGTTAGGATGTTTGACGCAAGCAAGGTTGTTGATGTTGCTTGTGAAGTTCCGTTATAGAACAGACGATAAGTAGTACCGTCAAAACTTAATGCAACATGAGTCCATGTACTTGTGCTTGGCGGGCTAGTTGAAATAATGTTGATAGTGCCATCACCTACATATAAAGTTCCGCTGAAAGTTTCAATGTAAAAGAGACTGCTTTCTCCAACTATCCACGAAACTGTACTTACCGAATTTGGATAGGTCCAAAACTCAACAGTAAAGGGGCCTCTTGGATTAAATTTTGACGTAGTAGGTGAATACAAATAATCACCGCTACCGTCAAACGCCAAAGACCCCGTACCATATTTTTTAATACTTGTTGAAATCTGTGCGCTATCTACCGTTACTAAATCATTCATCATGGCGTTGTCGTAAATGCCAGCGTTAGTAAAGTTGTTTAGAAGGGCGGTGTTTGTAACTGCGGTTAGCGGTGAAGTTGGCGGTGTAAATGCTGATGTATAAAGAGCTGTTCCATTTACAATTCGATAGTCAGCAATGTACCCTATAACGTAATATTGACTTCTTCCAATTTGGATGTTACCAGTATAGGGATTCATCGCGGCAGCATTTGTTACTGTTTCTCCTGCAACACCATTTAAGAAAGTACGAAAGGTGCTTCCAGAACGACACAAAGCAATATGGTTCCATGTGTTTGGTACAAGTGTTCCAGCAACACCATAATTCCAGAACAATGAGTTACCTGTACTTGCAAGACGGATTCGAACTTGATTTCCATTAACAAATATTTGATAACACCTACCGGATGTTCCACCAGTAAATGTCCCGGTAACATCCTCGCCACCTATGTAGTAAAGCCAAAATTCTATTGTAAAGTTGTTTGTTGAGAAATCAAGTTGAGTTGAGTTTGGTCCAGCTATAGAACTAGATCCATTAAAGTATGCTGAACCACCAATCACGTTTGTTGAATAGGGGGCAGAAGCACCGAAAGGATTAAAGCGTTGAACGCTTGGTGTGCCTGCAAAAGAAATGGCAAAAGCATTTGTGCTATTGTCTCTGAAACGATTACTTTGGCAGGTTAATAATGCAGTATCTGTAATTGCAGTAAGGGGTGTTGTGCTTGGAGTAAATGTTGCTGTATAGACCGCAGTCCCTTTAACAATTCGCAAGTTACTCATGTACCCGCCAAATTCAGCGCCACTGCCGTAACTATTTTGACCAATATAAACAGGTTGCTGAGAAAAATTACCTGTGTCACTACCGCTAGCGTCCTGAACGCCATCAACCCACAATTTGATTGTCCCGGATTGACGAGTGACGGCACAATGATGCCATCTGCCATCAATGATAGTGGTTGCGCCAATTAAATTTGTAGCGCCCCATCTTAATTTATTTTCACTAGCCCCGCCAGTTGTAATGTGAGGATTTGCAGATGCGCTACCGCCACGATTGTCAATAAAAAATTGCGCTGTTTTATTGCTACTTATCCAAAATTCAATAGTGAAATCACCGGTGCCAAATGCAAACACAGCGTTGCTAGGCGCAGTTAAATAATCAGTTGAGCCATTAAAGTAGTTAGACCAATTAGATCCATAAGGCGAGAAAGAACCTTGTGTAGCAAGACCGCTACGAGTCATAGTGTAAGTGTTTGGGCTGCTATCTAAGAATGTGTTGTTCTGCGCTCCGTTTGTTCCATCACCATGCAAAAGCATAGTGACGTAGTTAAACTGCGGATCTGTTGGGCTGTTACCCGCTGTAGGCCATTGGCCCAGTCTCTGCCAATAAGCCTGTTGCTCAAGCGTCCATACACCTGAAGCGGTGTCAATGTTGTATGGACCGCTGGGTGTGACCGGGGTCTTAGAAATTAATCCGCCGGGGTATTGTTTAGACATTAGTCACCTCAACCCATGAAGTTGTAGGCTCATCCCAACGATATGATTTATCATCCGTAGGTCTAGGTGTTGGGGCATTCCACAAACAAGTTGTTTCATCTAATGTCCATGAAGCGTATGGTTGTGGAGGGATAAACGCATCACGACCTGAGTCGTATGTAAACCCAATCCCTGCGTAGTTCTTACGCAGTGGACGGCCTTCTGGATGCTGACCACCACGGGTGTTATACGAAGTCTGGACCCAGCCGGCACCAAACAAGCCTGAATCAATAACGTCTTGCTTGGCCACAATAACTTGTGTAACGATGCCGTTTTCTACTTTTGCAAAATGACTCATGTTGTGCCTCAGAATGAGATTGAACCTGAAGAGGTAAATGCATAAATACGATACCCACCAGAAACAGTGTAAGTTGGTGAACCAGTTGTTGATGTTGCAGGTTCATAAGTGTCAGCATAACGAATAATGACAATACCTGAACCGCCAGCACCACCGGCAAAATAAGATGGGCCGTTAGATTCGTAAGCTGCGCCACCACCGCCACCGGTATTTGCAGTTGCAGCAGAACCAGCGCCTTCGCCAGTAGAGCCAGTACCGCCACCACCTGATCCACCTGATCCGGGCCCTGTTGAACCGCCACCGCCGCCGCCAGCAAAGAAACCAGAAGGTGAGCCATAAGCGCTAAATTGTGAATACTCACGCCCATCGCCACCATAACCAGCGCTATCTGTGCCGCCAGCTTCTCCTGCACCGCCACCGCCGCCGGGCGTGTACGTGCTACCGTTTTTACCGCCAGCATTTCCATACCCAGTTAAACCGCCTGAATTGCCTTGTGTTGCAGAGCCGTTAGCTGTAGTACTTGGATACCCAGTACCACCTCCTCCAGAGCCGCCATTGCCGCCTGCCGATCCGCTATTGCCACCTGCGCCAAAACCGCCGCCATTAGCAGTTGCGGTAATAGCTCCTCCGGAAAATACGGAATTATTTCCCACGCCGCCGCTAGAAGTTGTGCCACCTGAGCCGCCAGCACCTACAGTTATTGTGTAAGTTGTAGATGTACTGATTGCTACAGAAGATGAATACAGCAAACCACCAGCACCGCCGCCGCCAGAGTTTGAATCATTGGATGCCCCGCCACCGCCACCACCAGCCACGACCAACATTTCAATTGAAGAAACCAAAAAAACTGACCAAGTGCCAGCAGCTTTAGCTTGCATCTGCTGTGTGCGTGTCCATATTCCTGAATAGTTAGGCATTGCTTACTCTTAATATGTAATTGAACCAGAAGAGGTAAAGGTATAAACCTTATAGCTACCATCTGTAGTCAAAGTGTAATCTCCAGTAGCAGAGGCGGCTGTGTAAAGAGATCTGATAATGCATACACCTGAGCCACCATTGCCAGAGTTTTGACTAATGCCACCACCACCTCCACCACCAAGATTACCACCACCATTATTTGTGCCACCATTTGCGCCACCTCCAGCACCACCCGTTGCCGGGCCTGACCTACCCGTACCACCGCCACCACCAGCATAATAAGTTGATGTTCCAGTGATAGAGTATGCTAAACCATCACCACCGATACCTGTTCCGGGAGAACTGCCTTG